AGTTGTTAGTGTGTTTTAATATATGCCCCGGTGGTGTAATGGTAGCCACGCTGGTCTTAGAAGCCAGTGCCTAGTGCGTGTCGGTTCGAGTCCGACCTGGGGCACCAAATAACCCGGCATCCCATAGCCGTTAGTAAATGGGGGTCAATTGTCTGTACCATAAAAGACACGGCGCATTGGATCTGCCGTAAGGCCCGCTATATGGGCGACTTAAGAAATCACAAAGGCAGGGACGCTAACCTGTCTAAAAGGAAAAGTACGTAGACGGAGTAGACAGCCCAGTCTAAGGGCTCCTGTGGTGGGAGATGCTTAGACACTTTATTAAAACATACTCCCTTGGGAAGTGGTTACCTGAGTGAGCGTTAGGACCGACATAACTAATCGGGAGTTCTTGGTAGTGTGTTTTAATAAAGTTTTATGGTCAGGTGGCAGAGCGACAGATGCGTCCGATTGCAAACCGGAACCAGGTAGGTTTAACTCCTACCCTGACCTCCAAACCCATGCGGGGTTCGTATAGTGGTAATACCTCAGCCTTCCAAGCTGATGCGGAGAGTTCGATTCTCTTACCCCGCTCCATTCAATAGGAAATTCAGATGACCAAAACCCTTAGCCGTTGCCAAGAAGTTAATACCGAACAATGCGTTCGTAATGTTGAAGGTAATAGATTTGAAATGATTCTCATCGCGGCGGCAAGGAGCCGAGAGATTACTAAGAAAAACAGAGATGCTAATCCAGGCTTTCATAACAACGGTTGCATTGATGCTTTATTAGAAATCCAAAACGGCCAAATTGGTAGAGAATATCTAAGAAAAGTTTAAGAATAATAGGACCTTAGCTCAGTTGGTAGAGCGTCTGCCTTACACGCAGAATGTCGTCAGTTCGAACCTGGCAGGTCCTACCAGTTTAATCCGAGTGTAGCGCAGTCTGGTTAGCGCATCTGCTTTGGGAGCAGAGGGTCGTAGGTTCGAATCCTACTACTCGGACCATTTGACGCGGAGTATAGAAACGGTATCTTATCAGTCTCATAAGCTGATGTTGGGGGTTCGATTCCCTCCTCCGCAACCAATCAATTTTACCAAAATGAATTGACACACACTAGGAAAGACAATACAATAGATGTATTGTAAGATTTTAGATTAGTTACAGCAAACCATTAGCGACTAATAATCGCATCAACGGATGGGCAGAGATAACTTCACAGCCTATCAAACATGTAGCTCAAACATGTAAAAGAGTGGGCAAAAAACTAATCTGTTTGATTTCTAGGATAGATACAGCAACCTTTACTTTAACGATGGCACTTAATGCAGTAGACGGTGGCTCGCAAGGCTAGGAACACTGGAGAGGAAACTCTGTGAAGGTGTCCTATTTGTAGCAATACAGACGCTAACGGAACTGACGACTTATGGAAAGACATATATGATGCTAGTACAGACACAACATTAGCTAGGCAACATGAATGTTGATATGGTCTAGGGAACTGAACCGATATACAGGGGATGGGGGTAGACCAGAATAAAAAACTTAACTGTTCCGGCTATCCTGTTAGACAATAGAATGTTAACAGCAACTTTAAATTTTCAAGCATATCGAAAACAAAATACATTCTGAAAGGAAATAAGATGAACGCATTTGTAAACGCAGTAGCAAATCAAGAAGCCCGTACCGCCAACGGTATGAAGGCACGTAAGTCAACAGCCAAGGCTACAGTTGACCTGTTTTACAACATCGGCGCAAGCCGTGGTAAGAACATTGTAGGCGCTTTTACAGCGGCCTACGTTGAGAACGCAGATGTCGCTCTGCGTATCGCACAATGGGCACGTGATGTCCGTGGTGGAGCCGGCGAACGTCAGCTCTTCCGTGATATCCTTGTTCATCTGGAAAAGCGTGATCCAGACGCCGCATTGGCTCTGCTTCGCAAGGTTCCTGAAGTAGGTCGTTGGGATGACATCTTTGTCTTCTCTACTCCTCTTCTAAAGACAGCCGCTTACACAATGTTGGGCGATGCCCTTCGTGCAAGCAACGGTCTTGCCGCTAAGTGGACTCCACGTAAGGGTAAGATTGCGGCTGAAATCCGAGCATTCTTCGGAATGACTCCTAAGCAATACCGTAAGAGCCTTGTAGCTCTTACCAAGGTTGTTGAAACACAGATGTGTGCCAACGACTGGGATAACATCAACTTCTCACATGTTCCTTCTGTTGCCGCTCGCAACTACAAGAAGGCATTCAACCGTCACACTCCTGCATTTGCAGAGTATGTGGCCAAGTTGGTCAAGGGTGACAAGACTGTAAAGGTTAACGCCGATGCAATCTACCCACATGACGTGTTGAAGGGTATTGCACATGCCTACAAGGACTTTGACAAGACTGAAAAGGATCATGTCAAGGCACAGTGGGACGCTCTACCAAACTACGTTGGAGATGCTAGCATCCTTCCAATCGTCGACGTAAGCGGGTCTATGACTTGTGCAGTCGGTGGCGCTGGTGCAACTCGTTGCATCGACGTAGCAGTTGGTCTTGGCCTGTACTTGGCAGACAAGAACAAGGGTGTGTTCAAGGACACATTCTTGACTTTCTCCGACAAGCCACAGCTTGTTACTCTAAAGGGTGACATCCTGCAAAAGTTGGACCAAATGGTCAAGAGCGACTGGCAAATGAGCACTAACCTGCATGCGGCTATGGACAAGATCCTAAGCGTTGCGGTTAAGGGTTCAGTACCAGCTAGCGACATGCCAAAGATGTTGCTCGTATTGAGCGACATGCAGTTTAACCAATGTGCTCGTTTCGACGACACAGCGATGCAAATGATCGAACGCAAGTTCGCAGATGCAGGTTACACTGTTCCACAAGTCGTGTTCTGGAACCTAAACAGTTCTGGCAACGTGCCTGTAAAGGCCGATAAGAGTGGTGCGGCACTGGTTAGTGGATTTAGTCCAAGCATCATGAAGGCTCTGCTTTCCGCTGATCTGGATCAGTTCACTCCAGAAGGTATCATGATGAAGACTGTAATGGTTCCTCGTTATGACCTTAGCTAAAAAGTATTAACTTTTTGAATAGCACCTACGGGTGCTATTTTTTTAGGTTGACTAAACCAAAAGTTGGTGCTATACTGTAAGTACAGTAAGTAGAAAGGAGCCGAAGATGAAAGTTAATCTTAAAGAAGGCCTCTGGAAAGTGACCCTAGTCGAGCGTGAAAGAGGCTACGGTCAAAGAATTATCTGGGTTGAGTATTATGACAACGAAGCAGAAGCTAAAGCTCGTGCTCAAGCCGCTTCGGACTACAGTGATCCTGAAGATTACTATGTAGGCGAAGTAAGTAAGTGTTAAAAGGAAAAGATGTATAAAGTAAAATGGAATGGCCCGAGTGGGGTTGAAAAGGAAATTAATGTGCCAACACTAGATTCAGCAATGATCTTTAGCAAATCGCTAGGAAAGTTTGTTACTATCAGTGATGGTAAAACAGAAATTGTTGGAGTGTTTGGTGTAGACTCTGTTAAGAACGGTGTATGTCCAGACGGTGTCGTGTATGATTGGAATAAAGCTAGTCGTATCGGCCGTGTAAAGAAAGAACGAGTTCTCTAATGAATATGGCCAAACAAATTTACTACCATAAACGTAGAGAGGAAAAACAGAAAATGCCGTGGATTCAAAACGTAGCCTTAGCAGACATTCCCAAAGGACATCATGTCCGTGTAGGCGAGAATAGTATGCTGATTCAAATTGTGGATCCTGCTATGGAGTTTCCTACTCCTCTGCACAAGTTTAAGGAAGTTCATAAGTTTGAGTTTCTTGATCTCGAGGCCAATGATACTTGGGGTGAAGAATTTAAAGTCACTGACACACAGGCAGAGCAATTGGTTCGACTGCTACAACATGCTCTAGAAAAGCGCATGGATGTAGTCGTCCATTGTGTGGCAGGTGTATGCCGTAGTGGTGCTGTCTGTGAAGTTGGTGTTATGATGGGCTTTCAAGATACCGAAGCCTACCGTAGTCCTAACTTAATGGTCAAGCACAAGATGATGAAGGTTTTAGGCTGGACTTACGAATAGAAGGTATTAAAATGTATTTACATAAAGAAGATTTAAAACTAATAAATGAAATTGTAGCGGAATTTCCAGAGGTAGAAACTTTCAAACTAGAAAGTGATAATTCCAGCGGTATTGGATCTGTTCTAAAATTAATTGTAACTACAAAGGTTATAGGCAGAGATGCTGATATTACTTTTGAGATTTCAGGCGTAGAAAATTGGTAAAGAAAGGAGGGCAAGATGCCTAGTGTATTTTTAGTCAGCGACACGCACTTCGGTCACACAGGTGTTTGCCGCTTCACACGTAACGATGGTGTTACAAAGTTGCGTCCCTGGGACGATCCTGCAGAAATGGACGAAGCCATGATCAAGGCTTGGAACGAAAGGGTCAAGCCCACAGACAAGGTCTATCATTTAGGTGATGTGGTTATCAACCGTAAGGCATTAAGTACCTTAGCCCGTTTGAACGGGGACAAGGTCTTAATCCGCGGTAACCACGACATCTTTAGAGATGACGAGTACCGTCAATACTTTAGAGAGTTACGGGCATATCATGTTATGAACGGAATGATCTTAAGCCACATTCCTGTACATAGCGATAGCTTAGGTCGTTTTGGTGTTAACATTCACGGGCACTTACACGCTAACCGTGTCAAGAAAGCTCGTGGTGTTGATGCAAGGACTGGTGAAGTTTTATACAGCGATGAAAACGATGTTCGTTATCATTGTGTATGTGTAGAACAAACACCCGATTTTGCACCTATCTTATTCGAAGATGTTATTGCACGTATCGAAGCGGAGGGCGGCAGTGTAG